AACAGATAGCGGCGCGGCCCCCACCGGAAATCGCCCGCCAGTCCATACCGCACCCGCAAACAGGTCAGCATGAACGGGCCTGCGTTGACGCTAAAGTTCGGCCACGGGCGTTCAAGGATGAGCGGTATGGTCATGGTTGTTGATGCCATTGGATAGCCCCTCTCTTACCGCTCCGCAAGCCCCCGCTGATAGCCCTTCTCCTCAGCAATCCCCATACACTTCTGGCAGACATCAACTCTGAATGATGGCAGCGCGTTCTCATCCCCACGGGTGGAAGTAGTCTGATTGCATAGGCCCGCTCCGCATGTGTTGCACCAGATGTCAACTACAACCGACAGGTCAGGCATGGTGGTGTAGCCTCCTCGTTCATACTACAGGAAGTAGTACGCATCTGCAATTCACAACGTTCCCTGCGCTACCCCTCTGGTCGCCGGGGTGGTCAAGCGCCTGCCCCGACACCGCGAACGGTTTGTCTATCGGTCGCACCTGCCCATTGGCGGCGGCGTGGTTGAATTTGTCCTGCGGGTTGAGCCCCCGCACCTTCTCGTCAAGCGCGGTCAGCCACTCCTTCTTCTCTATATCGTTCTGCCGATAGCCTTCCAGCGAACCTTTGTTATTCGCGCCGACGGTCTCAGTCCGCGCTACCCGGTCGGCCTTGTACCGCTCGTAGCCAGGCTGCAGGTCGCGGATGCGGCTTGCCATCTCCGGTACGCCGACGCCTTCATTGACCGCCTCCTGCAGCACAGCGCGGAGGTTATCAAACATGGTCTCTGGTAGCGTCACTATCTTGAGCTTCTTCTCGCCAAGCCACTGCACCACTTCGGGCCGCTCTATGTTCCAAGCCCCGCCGCCGATGTCAGTCAATGCGCGCTGGCCGCCCAACTCCAAGCCTTCGGTAACGTGCGGCATGATCCCCGCTACCCACCGCTCGGCCTGTGCGTCGGTGAATATCTCGCGCAGGATGCTATCCGGCGTCGGCACCGTGGCCTTCAAATGCTTGTCCGCTTCCTCGGCGAGCGCGGCCAGCACCTCATCCAACGCTTCGGTATAGAGCGCCGCCATTGTCTTGCGGAACCGCTCCTCTAATGCGAGCAAACTACGGTCGAAAGCCTTCCAGTATTCGACGTGCTGCGCGCTGCCGAACTCTCCGAACCTACCCTTGTTCTCTGGCGGGGTTTGCTTGACCTGCCAGGGGGTTGTGGCCTTAGGCGGTGTCGGCTCTTGCTGCGTCGCTTCCGGTTGCGGCAAGGCCCCCAGTGGTACCATGTTCAACGGTTGCAGTATCGTGTCGCCATCATCACCGATTGGTTCGCGCCCGTCCTCTGCACGTACCTCGTTGATTGTGAGGTATGGCGCGCCCACCGCTGGTTGCAATCGCGACGCCCGTTCGGTCTTACCCTCCTGCAATGCCTCGACATCCGAGAAGTCCGGCCTCAGCTCAAGGTTATCACCATAGCGCGGGACTAGCTTCTCGTTCATGCGACCAAACAGGTATTTGACCTCGGGCACGATACAGGACTTCCAGTAAATCTCTTCCTCTTCGTCGGCTGATGCGTAGCTGGCATGGTCAAGTATGCCAACACGAATCGGGGGAACGTGGAAGGCGGCGATGATTTCTTCGCGCGCCATCTTGGCTAGTTCAATGTATTGACCGTCGCGTGCGGACTTGCCTAACTCCTGATACGTGAGGTTGCTGCCATACACCATTGTCTCGCCGGCTTTAGCCTCACCACTATATAGTTCGCGCCACTTAGCCTTGACCTGTTCTGCCTGCTCGGGAGCCATATCCCCCTGCGCTGACAACATCCCTGATGGGACCGCGCCCCGCCTCAAGAACTCATAATTGAACCGGCGCACCTTGTTGTCCAGATTGATAGAGGTCTCGGCGGCTTGGATGACGGACTGACCATACAGGTCGTTGAGCGGGTTCCAGCGCCGGAAGTGGATTATCTCATGTGGTTCAAAGCGTTTCTCTCCGCGCCGGTCTCCCTTCGTGCGGTTGTACACGTAGCTTTGTATACCGATGTTTGTAGCCTTGATTTCCACGCGGTCAGGCCGCAGCGGAAAGATTGCATAGGGCTTGCTGCCTGGCCCGTTAGTCCCTGCCAGCAGCCAGTAGGCATCGCCAGTCAGTCGCCGATAGCCAGCGGTCGCCCAGACCAAGCCCGCCCAGTCATCGTCATCGTTGACGCGCTTCAGTAGGTCAAGCAGGGGGTGCTGCTCTACCGGCTCGCCATTCTTGAAGAGACCGTATGGCACCGCCGCAGCATCGTTGCAGATGGCCTCTATGCAAGCATTCACCCAAACGTTGATCTGGTATGCCTGGGCATAGTTCTCTTGGTCAATAACCGGGCCGGTGTCGCTTATATTCCACAAGCTAGCGGTTATAAAGTTAGCGGCAGCCTCCACGGCCTTAGCAGTACCGCCGCGTAATCTATTTAGCCAGAGCCAGTCGCGGGCCATAAATACCTCACATCAATATGCCCAAATCTTAGTAAACTCACCCTGTGCTACCGCCGCCGCCACGGTCATGTAAAGATGGCTATGCCGGTCGTGGTCGGGGCCGGTCTCTACCCACTCCGCCACGTCCTGCCCCTTGCTATTGGTAGTCATGCCCCGCTTGGCAGCCGTCATCTGTGCAACGAACGAACCCTTTAGCTCCGGCGGCATATCCGGGAATATGTCACGCCCCATCAGCAGGCGGTCGCGGGTATGGTCGAGCGCAGGTGTCCTCGCTATCCGCACCCGCGCCTTGTTCTCGTCAGCTACCCACGCCTCGTCACCCTCAACCTTCGATAGGCTATAGTCTGCCATCAGCACACGACCGGGAAACGCGGCTACCAAGTCCTGCACCTTGCTCGTCTCCGGCAGCATATCCGCGACTAACATGCGGATATTGTAGGTCTCCATCGCGGAATGAACCTGCGACCACTGGCGGGCTTGAATGTGCTGGACGCTGATAACCTTGCGCTTCTCCCCGTCAAGGTCCTTCTCGGCTATCATCAGGTTTAGTTCTTTGCCGACGTCCAACCCAGCTACGGTCTCGGCCTCACTGTTGGGCTTATTCCCCCACTCGCCATACTTGAATATGTCCGCTGGTATTTCGCCCTGCGCTGAGGTGGAAGGTAATCCAATGTGACCTTGGACAAATCGCTCCATGTAGGTAGCGCGACTGAGCCGGGCAACCAGGTCAACCGCTGTACTCTCTGGCGGCATGATGGCGGTGATATGATAGCCGCGTGAGAATGCGTCAGGATCGCCGAACGCTTGCCAGCGGCCCCCCAGTATCCATTCCCGCTCGACGGACGCTCCACAGGCGCTACAGGCGAACGCGGGGCGATCAAAGTCAAAGCCCTGCTCCCACGTAACGCTTCTATCCGACGGTGCCCAGACCTGTTCCCTGCCACACTCGCCGCATACCCATACCCACTCGTATTGCGTGCTTGCCTCGTACTCGGCATGTATCCCATAGCTGGGTACTGTCGGCGTGCTCAGGAGATATTGGTTCGTCTCCCCCGCCGCCAGCAGCCGGTCTTCGTATATCTCCCTATGCTCCTGATTGCTCCGGTCAAGCTCATCATAAACTAGGATGCTCGCCGGCACCTGCAACGCCTGCTTCTCTGCGTGCGTACCCCGGAAGTAGATGGTCGCGCCAGTCTCGAAACGCTTGACGCTTGCATTGTCAACGTCTGCTATCAGTCCCCCCAGATACGGGCTAGTCTGAATCATCGGCTTGGCGCGGGTCTTGGAAAACTCGTATATGTCCGTCTGCGTCGGCATGGTATAGATGGCCGAGCGTTGCTGCTCCGCCGCGTGCCAGAATACCTTGCTGCAAGCCCAGACCGTCTTACCCGCCTGCGCCCGCGACATCAAAACGATGTAAGGCGATGTGTCTTCGTATAGCTGCTGCAAGTATGGGCGGCTATCAAAGTGGAGGGGATGACCGCGCTCGTCTCGCATGTGGAGGCGCGCCCAGCCAAATGAGTTAGTCTTCGCTGCTTCCTCCGCCCTCCGCACTATCTCCGCCCGTGCTTGCGCCGGCGATGGCTGCGAGGTCTTCTGTGCTGAGGTGGTCGTGCTTGTGCTCATGCTCTACCGGCCCGCCGCCCTTGCCTGTTAGTTCATGCCTATCCGCCAATGGCTGCCCGGCAAGCTGGTAGTAGAGTTTGGTTAGCCTCTCTAGCGCCGAGGCATCATCAGCAAGCAACTCCCCCGGCGATTCCTGCAAGCGTTTCAGCAGTCTGGTACAGTCAACCTCAATGGCGGTGAGTAGTCTCTGCCCATGCTTGTCGGCGCGTTCGCGGTTATGTTCGCGATTTATCTCCGCGTCTTCGCTGACACGTTCCTTGAGGCGGTCTTGCCAGGCGTGGCCTGCCGACCAATCCTTGAGTACCCGCAGTTGGCTTCCCGGTGAACTTTCGGTGAGGTTTTGGGCAATATCATTCTCGGCAAGTTTCTCCAAGCTCCGCGTCGGCCCCATAGCCCAGTACCGCTCAAAGGCTTCAAGTGCTTTGGGTGTCTCTTTTGCCATGATTAGGTTGCCTGCTTGTGCTTCTCCGCTCTCTCATACGGGAACCGCTCGCCCGTGGCTTCGAGCACCACCGGCTTGCTATGTCAGAATGTGGTCTCGGATATGCTCGGCGATTGCTTGCATGAAGCGCGGCGGGACTGAGTTGCCTATGCGCTCCCACTGCGTCGAATAGTCACCTACCAATGTGAAATCATCCGGGAAGCTGCCCAGCCTCTTCGCTTCTGGAATGCTTATTGCTCTCGGCTCGGCCCAGTGACACACCGTCGCGAAACCTCGCCCTGTCTGTTGTTTTGGCAGTGACTTAGATGGCCTGTCCGGGTGCAACTTGTTGCAGCTGCCAAAGCCACTATTCCCGAGCACGTAGTCAGCCCTATGCCCGGGCGGTACCATATCCCATAGTTTGGCATACTTATCATTGAACGGTGGCGTCGCGCCAACTGGACATTCAGCCAATGCTTCCCGCACGGTCATCGGCTTACTCTGCGCATCCGGAAACTCCGGCGACTTCTCAATGTCCTTCCGCACACCAATCCAGATAAGCCGCTCCCTCGACTGCGGCACATTGAACCACTTGGCATTGAGCAACTTGCAGCGTACCCGGTAGCCCGTAGCCTTCAGCGCCAGCATGACCTCGCGGAAGACCAGCTTCATCTTGCCCTTGACCATGCCGCTGACATTCTCCATCACAAAGACCTTCGGCTGCAGGCCTTCTATCAGGCGAACAAACTCCATGAAGAGTGAGTTGCGCGGGTCATGCATCTGCCGCTTGCCTGCCGTTGAGAACCCCTGGCAAGGTGGCGAACCGTCCAGAATGTCAAGCTGCCCCACAGCCATGCCCGTCAGCTCAAGCAATTCCTCGGCGGTGACCGTCTTGATGTCACGGTGCAGCACTGGCGTCTCAGGAAAGTTCGACCTGTATGTCTCGACCGCGTTATCATCAAACTCTACCGCAAAGACGCCATGCCCGCCTGCCCACTTGTAGCCGAGTGAGCTACCACCACAGCCAGCGAACGTGCTGCCATAGGTGAAGCTATAGGGGGAACTCATGGCCGCACTCCGGGCAGGTCGCCTTCTTGATGTCGCTCACGTCAATGTTCTCGTCAAACTCAGGAAATGGCCCCGGCGTCATGGACTGCTCAAGCAACTCGTTCAATTCGGATTCGTCATAGCTAACGGGCGCATACTCAGTATCCTGCAAGTCGAGAAGTATGCCTGCAAGGACAGCCTCATCATCCTCGGCCAATCTGGAAAGCTCGTTATCGTCAACAAGGTATGCCGCCGCCTGCTCGTCACTCTCTACGCTCCACACATCACACCGGATGTTATCCCACCCGAGGGACTGCGCGGCCTGCACTACTCCGTGGCCTGCGATAATCCGCATGGTGCTGGCCTGTATGACTACTGATTTCCGCTGACCGTGGGTGGTGAGGCTCTTAGCTATGCGCTCTACTTGGTCGGGGGTGTGGTTGCGATAATTCTGCGGCCAAGGCTTGAGGTCCGCTATGGGCAAGTCGCGCATTTCCCCATGCTCCGCGTGCTTGTCAAACGCTAACCTCTTTGCCACTAAGCCCCTCCAACCAATCAAAGCACATACCGAAGTGAATAAGTGGTGAGTAAATCGTGAATACGTGGTGAA